AGCTCATCCAGTCGTTCACGTAAAGTCATGGTGATTTCCTCCATTTCCCCATCTGGCCGCATACGACTGACAGAAATCTGCTGATCTGGGTTCTGCATGATGATATCTAAAGCGGCTGATTCTTCCGGTCCATCACCAAATAGCGAACCCTGACGCGGATCACCCATGGCTTCAATCTCATCGATTTTGCTTTGGATGTTCTCACCAATGGCTTTAGCACTACGCTTGTTCTGGTCAAAGACATTCAGGAACTCACGTGCACCAGGTGAAAGTCCGTCATCGATGAGCAAATTCTGATTGAGGTAATCTTCAACCGTCAGATCATTGGCTTTCAGATCACGCAATTTTTGCGCTGCCTGAGCCAGATCCTTTGCAATGCTGTTCTGATGTCGTCCACCCTGTTTCACCAGACTGTCTAGCTGTGCCAGTTGAGGTGCAGCACGGAGCAATGCGGACAACACGGTTTTACTATCATCATCCAGATTCTCAGCCATACGGCCAATCAGGGCAGAATCATTAAACGCACGTTGCATGATGGCTGATTCAATACGGCGTTTTCCTTCCTGGCTTAAACGTCCGTCACCGGTAATCACTGTACCTTGTTCTGACTTTGGCAATGAGCCGACAAAGCCGCGTACAAAGTCCATGGATCCATCTAGGTTGATCGTACCGTCATTATTGATCTTCAGAAGTGATGCATCTGGCAAACGATCCGAGTCACTTACAGCACGTTCAGTTGCGGAGTACTGCGCCACGTCAGATTCATTGGCCAGCTTTGCAAACTGCGTACGGTCTGTATCGGTTAAACGTGTCCGAACTAAAACAGGCTTGTTGATGCCATCAATATCGATGCCACGTTCAGCCGCGTATTGTTCCAGGAATGCCCGATATTCTTCAGCACGGCCCGATTCATAAGCCTTTGCAATGGCCAGTGTACGTCCGTTACCAGACTCAACCACGTTATCCATGCCGATGATAGGTGCACCATCAGACAGCTTTGGAGATTCACCGAGCAATTCAGGTTTTAAGTCATCGGCCATGCGCTCGATCTGCTGGCGTGATGCTTCACGGGTACGGTCACGCGGCTGCAATTCAGCCGGATAAAGTGGA